AACGCCAGTCTCAGCAAAACATCTTGCAATCAACTCTACCCTTGACTGCGCTGCCGTCATAGTTGCGGCAACGGCAGTAGCCGTAGTATGAGATGTTAAAGCATTTTCATTTAAGCCCTGGCTATACTTGGTCACACCGCTTCTGGATTCTCTCAGTTGGTCAAGGTAGTCAAGCATTGAGAAAGATGATTGTTCCAACTGTGGAGTTGCCAAAGGTGTAATAGCATTCGGTGACTTGACTCTGACTATACCGCCTGGGCGTTGCGTGAGCAGATCATCTAAGTTCGCTTGACCTTCAAGGACTGCGTACCGACCAAAGTTCTGGTTGTACATATTGTCCATAAGATTACGCATCAGGATGCTCTTAATCTTTTGAATATCAAGAACAAGATCGGCTATGGATAGGCCAAAGAACTTGTGCGGAATCTTTATCGGGGTAATGCTTATGAATGGTATGCGGTCTATCTCTTCGTTTGCAAGCACCTTCTGGCCTACAGAACATACCTTCCTGAGTTCTGCGATACCATCCCCATCATAGTCTATCCGCATGAAGGATTCGTGCAGCCAGTAAGTGGTAAGACTCTCATCATCTGAGGTTATCGCGCCACTCGTCCACGGCACCCCTACAGTCTCATCATACTGAAATCGTGCCAGGTCTTGTTGCCAAGCGAGGGAATCCTCCTGTCCACTGCCAAGGTCAGTTGGATCAAGGTCTTCATCTGGATACATAATCCTTAGTTCAGATAGAGTCTTTAATACTCTATGGCAGGTAAATCGCGCATCCTCTATTGTCTTAGCTTCCCTGGAGATTAAGAATTCTTCTGGAGGTACGTTCTCTATCTTTACCTTGCCGACATAAGCCTTGCGTGAAATAACTACGTCATGCTTTGCACCATACTCATCTGAATGAGGTGTATGTTCAACCACATCTACATTGGGACTCATTATAAGCGCGTTGAATTCCTGGTCGTCAAGACCATTATATTCTTCCCTATTCCAGTCCTCATACTCATCCCACCAACACTTTACAATACCATTCTTCTGTAGTAAAGCATCTGTAAACCAACTGTAAAGAATTTCCCAGCCTGGATTATCCTTGGTGAAAACATAGTTCACATAGTCTGTAGCTTGTTCGGCAGTCTCTACATCTTCAGGACCAACCGGATTAAACTTTACCATCTCCTCGCCGCTGGCAAATACTCTCATTAGGGATGGTTTTATCCATTCAACAGTATCCATGACGGAAGAATCTACATACTGGCTTCTCCCTTCAACTTCGTTCCCAAACGGCAGCCCATAGTAATACTCCATCGCCAACTCACGCTGTTCATTGATGGTGTCATGGTAGCCAAGAGCAGCAGATATTTCACTGTTTACTCTCTGTACCAGTTCCGGGTCCGATATTCTTTTAGATGATGCCATAATTTCCGTACTTTATATCCTTTGTCCATGTTGGATCTTTACCTGACACGGCAAATCTTTGTGATTGAAAGGCATAACGTGTTGCAGACATGAGATCATCCCTGAAGGCAACCACTTTTCCACCCTTCCTATGATACATTCTGAACTCCTCAAACCAGTTTGGAAGCGTAGAAAATACCTTAAACTTGCCATTCTCCATGTCTTGGATCATAGCCATAAGCCCTTCCTCAACACTATTACCACCTTTATTCTCGCCCAAAGCAGGTGGATTGGTAAAATGATCTAGTAGTACATTACAACCTAAGTTACGGTACTGGTCAGCAAGACCAGGATTGCCCATAGAGTCTCGTCGATTGCCATCATGGGGATAAGCAATGGGGATAAAATTGGGTCTAGTCCGTATAGTTTGGGAATGAACTGACGGCGATGCCTTTGACATACGGTAACAATCGTAGACATAGAAGGTTTCCTCCTCACGGTCGATAGCACACCAAACAACTGCCGTGGGATGATCCCATCCAAAGTCTATTGCGGCTATTCTGGGCCAATGATCCTCTAAACTAATAGGATCAATCATTAGTTTCTCTTCATTTATCGGGAAGATAAGGCCAGAACCAATGGATGGTCTGCCATATCGTCTCATTTCACGTTCGTGAGGACTGTATGAGGATAGAATCTGCTGCATAACATCCTCATTCAGATGCCCTTTCTGTCCTGCCTGCGACATTACTTTCTCAGATGCGTCATCCCAGGTTGCATTTATGAGGGATTGACCAGGCTGAAGGTTGTTCATAAAGGATGCAACTGTCTCTGTCATCCCATGTTCTGGTGTAAAGGTCATATATACCATGCCTCTACGGTCCAGAGTACGTGTCACAGCCTGTGAGTAGATGTCACGGCTTGGTTCTTCGTCCAACCAGATGCAGTCTACACTGCGTCCTTGCCATTTCTCTACACCCATCTCATAGGCTTTGAAGAATAAAGATGAGTTCCCACCGCTAACATGCCTAATCAATGCTACGCTTTTGGCGTTAGGTACGCCCGGCTTTCGTTCTGTTTTTATGATGTACGAACGTGGAACCGTACCAGAGCCAAAGGCTTCTGGATCATCAGGGGAACCCAATAACTCATATTGTACAATGTCTCTTGTGGTTTCGTTGGAGACTCCACCTGCCCATGCTATGATAGGCTGATGGTATACCCGTCCTTCCCACCAGTCAGGATATAACCCGGTCAAGTGGTAAGAGAGTTCCATGCTACCGCAGTAGGACTTACCTATACGGTTAGCAGCCATTAACAGTCGCTGGTTAGTATCTGCTCCTGTTTTATGGAACTTCTTCTGGTAAGGGTAGGGATCATAGGAATTTATCCTGTTGAACCGCTCCCGCTGCCTTAGCTCCTTTAGAAGTTCTAACGCTCTAGTGTTTGAGGAGGGCATCTAGCTCCCTTTGTATCTCCTCTTTTGACATCGACTCTATGGTTGTGGTTTCGATTCTTTCGATCGGCTTGAGTCCAGCCCTGTCAAGGAGATCTTTGATAGCGCCGAGTCTAACAGACTCTGACTCAGCTGATTCAGCCAACTCACTAAGCCAACGCAAGCCAGCAGGTACTTTGTCTGCAAGTAGTTTCTGAGTCGCATCGTGTATTTCATTTGTAAACTGTGCCTTTAATTGTGAGCCTTTTACCTTGGCTGTCTTTTCTGAATAACCCGCATAGATAGCTGACCGCGTAGCATTGCCGGTCAGTGTATAGTGTTCAATGAATTTGTCTTGTAGTATTGTCATGTCCAACCACCCATTCCTGAAGAGCCAGTAGCCCCGCCTTGAGGATCAAAACCACCATATTCCTGACCGCCAGAAGCAAAGGTATCCACCTGAGTTGCCCTTTCCATAGCAGCTTGCATCTCTCTGTCTGAAACTCCACCTCTATCGCGGTTAGCCATAAGATCGGCATATACTGCCCTAGCTAATGCAGCTTGTCTCTCAGCCTCTTCCTGCGCTCTCATAGCATCTACATTGGCTCGCTCTGTGAGCCTATGGTACTCAGCTTGTGCCGCTATCTTTCCGGGCAATGCTTGCCTTGCTGCTAGATCATCTAGTATCCTTTGTGTATTTTGTTGGGCAAGTGGAGTAGCGGCTGGTATATAAACATCCTGATTTGTCGGTACTTCATACTGCTTTTTCGTAGCTTCCTGCCGTGCTAAAATAGCTTCAAAATCAGGCATATACCTAAACTCATCCGTTTGGGTATCTTCCATGTATTCTTGCTGCGCCACAGCTTCTGGTAATCTAGCTGCCAAGTCTTGTTTTCTCTGTTCTATTGCAGCCAAGTCTTGCATGTATCCTGGGGTAGGTTGTATCTGGGGATTCTGCTGCAACTCACCCAACGCCAACTGATCGTTATATATATCCTTCACACCCTGATCGAACTGAAACATAGTCATAGGTCGACCAAGTGACGGGTCTTGACTTAAGGCTTCATTACTATAGGATTTAAAAGCGGGAGTCTGGACCATTGAAATAGGTAATATATTTGAAGTATAAGGTGGGCCAACCTTATCGTGTGGTGCCATCTCAAACTGAAGATACTTGCTTCTCGTTTCA